TTTGTACCGGTAGTTGTGGTGCCACTAACTGTGGCAAAATTCGCAGTGGTTCCTGTGACAGTGGTGCCTGTAACTGTGGTAAACCCTGCTGTCCCTCCTGTAATAGTGGTGAACTGACCACTGTTTCCGGTGATGGTCTGACCACTTAAGAAAGTAGTAAAGACTCCCGAAACACCAGTGATACTTGAAACTTTGGCAGTGTCACCTGTGATCGTCGCTCCGGAAAGCTCGGTGGTGAAAATTCCCGTTACACCTTGAACGGTTGTAAATAGTCCATTCGTTCCGGTTACGGTTGCACCACTGATATTTCCTGTTGCAGTCAGGCTGTTCTGAACAACAACACCACTAAAGGTTGCAAGTCCAGAGCTTTCAACCGTATTTAAAGCTGTATTACCACTTACGCCGAGGTTACCTGTTACGGTCAGATTGCCACTAATCGTGCCACCTGAAACATAAAAGTAATATTGATCAAGATAATTCCTAAATTGCGTAAAAGTAATTTTCTTGTTTCGAAGTGTTGGGTCAACTTCGAAGACATGAACCAACGTAAGTAGGTCCTCCTCATCAATATCGAGCCCATTGATGGCCGAAAACTCGGAGATCTTACGATTTGCCACCTACTTTTACGCGTAATTCTTATCTGTATTATAAATCGCTTTGTTTACTTTACTTTGATCTCAATTCGTGGTAAAAGAGAGGAAGCTGTATTCCAGGTCCACTGAACACCTGTGACAATGCCACAGCACACAACTATAAGAAGCAATAGTTCAGCAATGGTTGGATTGCGCCTCACATAAATAACCTGAGGCCTAGTGCCAAGTTGTTCGCTCTGTCTCTCTTGTTGTTGAGCAATAGTCTGAGCAAGCGCACGTTCACGTGCAATTGCCTTCATTTCTTCAAGTTGCTCAGGTGTGACTTGAGCCATCTTTAATTGTTGGCTGGGAGGAACTTGTTCTTCCACTTTTAGCAATTCGTTTCTCCACACGTTAGCATTTAATCAAGAAAAGTGCTGTTATGGCTTACGGTATCCGGAAAGGTCTTGAAGACATTGCCTCTGAATTAAAAGGGATCAAGAATGTCTTGTCCTCCATGTGGCACAGTCGCTATGAAAGTGGAGAAACGGACGTTCTAAACCCTGAAGCTTACTCAGATGAGTATATTTCTACTGAGGAATGTGCCAGGAGACTCAACGTATCTGATCAAACGCTAAGGAATTGGATGGCAATTGGTCGTAAATCACCTGATAAAGGGTGGGTTGAAGGTATTCACTACGTTAACGCTTCTCCAAACCCCAACAAAAAAGCTGTAATTCGCATTCCATGGAACAGTCTGGTCAGATCGTTTGCCAAAAATCCAAAATTTACGCCCGCTGATTACCGGAAACCTAAATCCAATATGTATGTGACAACGTCTTTTGATGCGTTGGATTGATGGCTCATCGGTTTAAAGGCTTTGAGATTGAGGACGTAACTCTCGAAAATTATCGAGAGCTTTTACCTGTCTCGATCTACTGTCAGCTGGAGATGTTTCTTCCTCCTGAAGGGTCTTTTGACGATGGATGCTTGCAAAGATACCTAAAAAACCTAAAAAACTATGAAGAAGAGGACGCAAATTCTGGAATGACGCTAGCAAATCGCTTGCGTTTAGCCTTCCAAGATATGCAGGCTGATACTATATGCGGTAAATTTCCACAGGCTGAGCTTCCTTTGAAAAGAAGGTTGCGTTGCGTAGCCGAATATCTGATACGCTCGGGAGAATTGGATAAAGTGCGGGACGAAAACGGAAAGCTGGCTAAGAAACGAGGCATTTTGGGAAAAATGGTCGTTTTATACCAGCCAACGGATAAACTAATTGAATCTTTAGCGCGGCAAGGACTCTTAAACCAATGAATCGTCGGGAAAAACTCATCGCTTCTGTTATCGGTCCTGAGATGGACGAGACGAAAGCCCGGATGCTGGATGCAACTGTGCGTTTAATCCTTGGTGACATGGGCAAACACTATTGCAAGATGTGGGAACACGAAGGACCTGGCGTGATGGTGTTCCAGCCTGAGAACATGTCCCGTTCAATGTTCTTCCTGACCCTCAAGGAAATTCATGCTGCACAAGAGGAGTGCGAACGCGACAATGACGGTGATATGGCAGAAACTTTCCGTCGTATCCTCCAGGCTGCACAGAATATTGATCCTCAAGAAAAAGCTGGATACTTAATTAATGATGAAAAAGGAATGCGATACTGCGAAGTTGACTACAATCAGATGACCGATAACTAATGGGTCTTCCAAACATACGTGCCCACGTTGAAGACCGTGAGCTAATCACCAACTATGACTTGGTTGCTTCTGCTCATGGTCTTCTTGAGGGCATTGATTTAGATGTTGCCAGCTCAAAAGTTGCCAATGAATACGTAGAAGCCAAAGAATATTACACCCCTTCTGATGATGCCTTGAATTGTCAGCAGTGGTATGGAAGTGTTTACCTTTTTCCTCCCAGTGGTGCTTACTTCTGGGATAAAAAGAATGATCGCTGGAAGATGACACGTTCATCTTCTCCAACACTGGTATCATCTCCTGCCGTTTGGTTTCGAAAGCTGTATAGGAGTTGGATGGCTCGTCATATTAAACAAGGTCTTTTCTTTTCGAATTGTCCGGACATGATTCGTTATGAACAAAAGATCTTTGATTTTCCTGTGTGCGTTTTGAAAACTGCACCAATCCTTTTAAAACATACGAGTAAAGGCATTGACAAACACAAAACATGTACTTCCCTTTTGGTTTACTTGCCGCCAATGGATTCTTCTGGTGTAGCAGTAGAGAGATTCATTGATATCTACTCAGAAAAAGGACGTATTCTTTGCTGAATTCCCTATACTGATAAACGATTGATAAGGGTTATGAGCGTCTTAGCCGACTGGGAAATCGAGAAACTGGCAAAAGAAGAACAGATGATTGAACCCTTTGTTGATCACCTGGTCAGCAAAGAAAACGATCGCAAACTTCTCAGCTATGGCCTGAGTTCCTACGGCTATGACATCCGTTTATCACCCAAACAATGTTTAATTTTCGGCAAAGTACAGGCTGGTGATTGTGATCCAAAGGATTTTGATCCTGACATCCTGAAACCTGCTGATCTTCTAGAGGATGAGCGAGGTCAATACTTCCTATTGCCTCCGTACGGTTATTGTCTTGGCGTTGCACAAGAACGTCTAAAGCTCCCACGAGACGTTACTGTCGTTGCTGTGGGCAAATCGACGTACGCACGTTCCGGGATTCTGGTCAACATCACGCCAGCTGAGAGCGGGTGGGAAGGGTACTTGACCCTGGAGATTAGTAACTGCACCGGCCTCTTCAATCGTATCTATGCAAACGAAGGGATTACCCAACTTCTTTTCTATCGTGGAGCACCTTGTTCTACTAGCTACCAAGACCGGAAAGGCAAGTATCAGGACCAACCGCCTGAAGTTGTCTTCTCTCAGGTTTAACTAAAACCGTAAAAGGTTCCTGAATTAGGAAGAGGTTTATCCGCGTAATTAGTGCTGCCCGCACGTCCAATAGTATCGCCCATGCTGGGAAGCTCAGTGCCTTCAATAAACGCTGGATTACGCGGAGTCCTCCCACGAATCGTTGGTTCTGCAATACCTGCTCTTTGCTTATAGGCCCCAGCGGCTTTGGCTGCCTTCATAAAGCTAGAAACCCTTCTTTGTTGATTATTAATATTCTCAACATCACCGCGTTTATCTTCTTCTACTCGACGCAAATCAGTGTCATAAATCCGTTCTGGGTTTCTATCTGAAACCTCTCCAGTAGAAGATGCTGCATCGCGCCTTGGATCGTAAGTAGGATCAAAGAAATTTGCCATAGTATTATTGTAAAAGGAATAAATCAAGCCTTAAATATCATGTACCACGGTGCTGCTGGCTTCTTAGATAGTTTTGTCCAGGACGAAGTTAAGTGTCGCTGCTTAAACTTTGAAGAAGACTTTGGTCAGCCTCTCGCTAACGAAGAAAATGATGTACCCTTATATGATATGTACAACAGGGGTCTCGTCGCATGCGAGCAAGGATTGGAGAGGAATCCATTAAATATCGAAGGCATGAAGAGGCCGGGTCTAACGGGTTACATTCCGTCAATGGAAGAGGGAATGGCAATGGGAGCATCGCCCAAGCCGAAAGCATTGGTGCTGGAGCTGGAAGGACCGGACGAGGAAATGATGGAGCAGTCGAAGAAAAGACGTGGTTTGAGCCGGTAGTAGAGGAAGAACTAATTAGTGATTGCCCAGGGGGTGTTTGTCCTGTTCCTTGGGCAACGAAAGAAGAACCTCCTGTAATCCAGGAGGATACTGTTAATCACCCGTCTCATTACACTGACGGTGGAATCGAATGCATCGAAGCAATCGAAGCCCAGCTAACCGTCGAAGAATATCGTGGATACCTGAAGGGAAACATCGCCAAGTATGTTTGGCGTGAGAAGCATAAAGGCAGGACAGAATCACTGAAGAAGGCACAGTGGTACCTGAATCGTCTTATTGAGTTGGACGGTTAGAAAGGAAGGGGCTCGTCGTCGTCTTCTTCTCCAACGATCAAACAGGCGGCGAGTTCAGCCAACTCTAAATCTGTCGGAACGTCAAAATCAATATTGATGTCTTCGTCTGCCATCAGCGTTTTCACTGCATACCACTCCATCAGACGTTGGTGGTACAGATTGAGGAGTGCAGCGTAAAGCTCTTCCCAAGTCATCTCTTGCGCTGCAAGTTCTGCTTTGCGCATCGAGAACTGTAATTCCAAAGGAAGCTGAAATTCCCGTGGTTCGACTTGACGCTCCATTTCGCTTCAGGCTTGTTCTTTTTATTCTAAGCCTAAGTATTAAAGATGGCGTCCAACTCCTCTTGGGTGAAATCCTCCCAGGGATTGTCTGTTACACAGAAATCGTTGGCAAATTTGGAAAGAATGTAGGGACTGATGTCAGCTTCTAGTTGCCGAATTGCTCTCACCTCGTGCGGTGCAGCTGTGTAATTGCGGAAAGCTGATAGCAAAATCTCAGTAGAAGCCCAGGGATTTGCATCAATTTCATAAAGAAACAAATTAACTTCTTCCCTTCTACGATCCAGGAGCCCGCCAATTACTTTATGTTCAACGTCAAAGATCCAGCTAGAGATTTCCTTGGTAGCTTCATGAAAATCTTCTGTTTCAATCGAATCCACAATGGAACTGTAGAGGAACGGTTCCCAGCCGATCGAATGAATAAAAGAAATCAATGCTTGATTCATGTGTGAATCAAGTCCCAAATTTAATTTTGCAAGCTGAGTATCTATAAGTTGTACTTCATGAAATAAATATTCCAGTGCTTTTTGCTTGCTGCAGCACTGACCTTGTTTTACTGGAGTACCGTCAGGATAAAACTGCGTACCATACCCAATGGTGTAGGGTTCGCCACCAGAGTCTGGATCTGGGTATGCCTTTTCGCTAAAACCTTCGTACTTACGAATTAAGTTAATAGCATGCGAAAAGTCAGACATGGGGGTAACTATTATTACCCCCAATCATACCTAATTTATTTACCTTGACCGCGCAATTTCTTACGGCCATGATTTGGGAGTGAATTGCGTCCTTGGCCCTGACGAGTCTTCTTGGGACGAGCTTCCAACTTGTTGATCGTGTTGCCTTTGGCTTTTGCCATGGTTAGATGTGTAACTTCACCACTTTACCTTGTGCGACCAATATCGTGCTGACATTTTGTCAGGATTCGCATCTTGGGCATTGTGCCTTGCATAGTAAGACTTCTTCCTTGCTTTATCCTTTTCAGTTTTGGGATTTTTTCCAGCTCCCTCTACGCCTTGTTGACCAAAGCGAACAACCTTCTCTTTACCTCCTTCACACGCTTTGACTACGTGACTTTTGGTCTTATGTCCAGGGGTACGGCGTGGTTTATTACACGCCATTTCATCTTTGGCAAGCTTCGCTGCTTTAGCTGCTTTCTTATGTTTTTCAGCCATTAGAGTCCTTTAAACATAGAGGTGAATTCACCCAAGATTGTTTCACCTGTCTTGGATTTGTAATCATCGTCATCATCACTTAATCCTAGGCTAAAGAAACTTGATTCATCCGACTTGTCTGGCTTGTCTTGAAGTGTTGTATCTTCTTCAAAGAAACCTTCAATTGTTCCAAGTGATGCAAACGGGTCACTTAAATCAAGATTGTACATTTCCAATCCTTTATCACCTCCGGCTTTTGTTAGAAGGATTTGCTCACTTCGATCAACGTCTGGGAAAAACTTATCGTAAAACTCATCTTCTGTACCTTGGAAACCTGCGTCTTGGAAGATTTTATACATTTGAGTTTCTGATTTAGCCAACTCATCTTTATAGTCTTCAGGTCGTTCAATATAAGTAATACCAAGTTTTTCTTGTGTTGGACGTTGACGTTTTTCATTTAAGTATTTGATTTGCTCTCTGATATCTTGGGCGGAACCTGTACGCAAAGTTTCTACAATATATTCCTTTAATTCATCAACTGTGCCTTTAAAGTCTGTTAAGCCATAACGTTGAAGAGTTTCTTCCCAAGTGGTTTTATCACTTGGATCAAGCCCTTGCAATACCTCATCTGCAAACTCTTCTGGAGTAATAAACTGTCCAAAAACCGTTTCGTTTTTTAATGCTTCTTCTTTAAGTGCTGGAAGAATATTGTCATATATTTCATCTTGAATCTTGCTTGGGCTAAGAATATCATCTGCTGCATCGTATCCTTGGCCTTGACCTTTGACTTCAAAATGCATTCTTGCAAATGCATCTTTATCATTCACGTCAATACCAAAACGATAGGCTTGTGTTGCCCAATAAGGATCACCGTTCTTTGCTTTTTCCCAATCACTTTGAACTGTTTCTGCTTGCTTTAAATAGTCTGATTCTCGGGTACGATTCCCAGTAGGATTAAAGTAAAAATTGCTATCAAAACTTCTATCTTCTTCTCCTCTAATTTTTTCTAAAAGCTCTTCTCTTCTTAAGTCAGCAACTAAATTAACAGCGTCATAAAGAGACTGAGTAGTAAAAGGACTTTGCTCTTCTTGTCTAATATCAATATATTCAACGAATTCGTCCATAGACCTAGATGTATTAAAACGAGGAATTAAGTAATCATCAATAAATTGACGTGCAAATTCCCCTTCGATTTTGATTTTATCTGCTGCTTCACTGGTTGTAAAACCAAGTTCTAAATCATCTTGATAACGTTGTTTTAACTCCTTATCAAACCACTGTTGCCAATTGTAGGTTGCATTATTATTAACACCTGTGATGCCTTGCAGGCCTTTCTCTAGGGATTCTTCTGCTTTACCTGCTGATGTAAAAGAAAGAATACCACCAACTCCGGTGTCTCCCAAGATTGAATCAGTTAGTGTTTTATTGATATTTACAATTTCACTAAAGCCGCCAAAACCACTTAGAAGATCAAGCATCTCTTCTTTGGCTTTAGCTTGCTTCATTTCTTCAATTGTTTCACGCAAAACATCTTGAGCAAGTGCACCGAATTTCTTTGTGTCTACAGTTGCCTTTGTTCCTACTGCTTCGCTGATCGCATCTTCAAGATCGCTAACACCGTACCCTAAATTTATATTGTAGTTAAGAGCAATAACCTTATCTTCAGGTCTCTCGGAGAGCCTAAATAGGGCTACAAATTCATCTGGTTTAGTTGGATCTAAATAATTATCTTTTCCTAATTGAGACCAGTAAGGATCATCCCGTTGCGCTTTTTCAAATTGCTCTGCAATAGCTGGTATACGTAAAAGACGCTCATCCTGACTTATTTCGTAATCATCTCCTATGCCTAGCTGTAAAGTACGAGCGTTTTGAAGATCTGCATCAGTAGGTTTTGTTTCAAGATACTTATTTGCTCGCTCTGTTACTTCTGCTGCATTACCGCGTGCACCAGCATCTTTTCCTTGTGTGGAGTAGTGCCAAAGATAATAATTATTCTTTCCATAACGGTTAACAATATCTACATCATCATTTTTAACAGCTTCTTCATAAGCGGCTGCAACATCTGGATTTTGTTCACCGTAATAAGAAGGGTCAAAGGTTCCATACGGTGGCTTTTCACCTAGTTTGGAATCCCAGGTCTCTAATTTCTCATTTAAATAAAAAGTTTTAAAATTATCTATTAAAGTATTTTTTAACGTGTCAGGTAAGTTTTTAATATTTTCAATTAAAGCTCTTTGGGTTAAATAATCGCCGCCTTTAGTATTTGTTGCTGCTGCAATAGTTGTCTGGTAAGCAGCATTTTCTCTTGCATTTGCTTTATTTGTTGCTGCATTTTCTTGATTTAACTTTGAATTAGCATCGTTTAATGCTCTAGCAGCATTATTAGCGTCGGTGTCATCAATCCATTTAAATCTTTCTACCTGTGAACACCTTCTGCGCCAAGGAGGTCCTTGGCATACTTTATCCCAGTGAGAAGAAACTTTTTTTGTCTGGTTTGTTGAATAATCAGTTTTATAATCTGTTTTATAATTTGTTTTTAAATTTTTATACGTCCATGTTTTTGTCTTGGGATCGTAAGAGATTGCCATATCAAGCTACGTAGTATCCTAGGCTGTTTGGAGAAACAGAAGAAAAATCAATAAATTCTTGGTCCATCCAAGATTTAATTTTATCCATCCTAGCTTGTGTAAAAAATTCTTGCTGTTGATACCAGTCTTCCATCTTGGTACTTGCTTTATTTGTATTGCACCTTCTGCAGGCGGGAATCAAGTTATTTCGATTGCTGGAACCAGAGCGAAAACGCGGAATAACGTGATCAAGAGAAGTGGCATCTTCTCCGCAGTAACCACACTTGCAATCCCAGGCGTCGTATATAGATTGCCGATAACGTTTCTTTGCTAACTTTGGAGTTAATTCAATGAGCAGGGCGAGGGGATCCTGTTCACAGTTGAACATACTCTTTAGTTGCCGTTAATTTATTTTAATTTGCCCACATACTTTTTACGAAAAAGAATAGAGATAAAAGTTTCCTTAAGCCTATTGACAGGGTGTTGATACCCACTACGGTAAATGAGCAAGCGTTACTTCGCGCCATGACCACCACCAACGGATGGGTCTCTGTTCAAAAAGCGGAAGATCTCCTTGGTATTGACCGCCAAACTCTTTTCCAGTACCGCGATGACGGCACCCTAAAGCTGGGTCCGCATTTCGCTGCCTTTCCAGGGACTTTTTCCCGTGACAGCTATCGCTGGAATGTGAGTGCTGTCAGAAAACACCTGCGTAAGCAGGGGAAGATGCCTTCTGCTGCTTGAAGTGCCTATAGTGCTTTTTACGCAACCGATGAGCTAAAAGCAAATCAGTAATGTTCATCGAGACATCCTGGTACGCAATAGCTCTGTAAAGGGACGAACAGAGGGACGACCAGCAGCTCCGCAGATCGCGGGGCTGTTTTTCTTTGAGTTCAAAGAGGAAGGCCCACTGGGGGTGGAGGGGAGACACGGAACGCTTACGACCCTTGATACAGAGTGTTAAGCCTGTTGCCCATGTGAACCCTTCTAGTTCTTCAGGCTTTAGACCATAGGTGGCAACCATGGCGTAAAGCCATGCCACGTCTTTTGTTTTGCGTTGGGAGATCAGCTGGAAGTACTCGTCAACAATCCGCTGATCCACAGGCGGTTGGTGAGTCATATCTGAGATGAGCTGGATAACCAGACCATAACGGTCAGGGGTT